CACTGAGGTCCTTTGTGCTATCTTGGATAAGTATGGTATTCAAGGTTTGGATATGGTGGAGGGGATGTTTGCAATTGCATTCACTCAAGGTGATGGATCAATCACTATTGTCAGAGATAGACATGGTGAAGTCCCACTTCATTACTCATTGATTGGTGGTATTTTTCCATCCTTCAGTTTTTGTTCAGAGATCAAAGGTCTTCTTGCACTTGGTGAAAATGGACAGACTATTAAGATGTTGGAACCTGGTGGTTATATCAAGGTCACTTCAGACTATGAGATCACAGAAGGGTTATGGTATAACATTTGTGAACACATTACTGACACATCTTCATGGAATTTATTTGAATCACAAACCAACATTGGAAATAACATTGAACATGGTTCATATGAAAGAACTGTGTCTGATGTACCTGTAGCATGTCTTCTGTCAGGTGGTATTGATTCTGCAATTACCACACTCATTGCTTCTCAACATATTCCAAATTTAGTTACATATACTGCAGTTTATAATGAGAACTCCAAAGACTTGAGGTCTGCCAGAGAAGTCGCTAAATATTTGGGAGTTGAACTGAGAGAGGTTAAAGTTTCTCCTCCTTCAGTTGATGACATCAATGACGTCATCAATACAATTGAGATGCCTTACAAAGCACAAGTTGAAATTGGTTATCCATGTATTCAACTTGCAAGAAAAATCCATGAAGATGGTTTTAAGGTGATTATGTCTGGTGAAGGAAGTGATGAACTTTGGGCATCTTATGGTATGAGTTACCATGGCATCAAAGATAAGGGATGGACTAACTATCGTATTGGTTTATTTGGATCACAACATCGAAAGAACTTTTCAAGATGTAATAAGATCTTTATGAAGTATGGTATTGAATGTAGATTACCTTTTTTGAATACTCAACTTGTAGAAACTGCACTTGGTCTCCCTCAAGATATTGTTTGGGAAGGGAAGTCAAGACCTAAAGCAGTTCTTCAAGAAGCATTCAGAGGTAGACTTCCAGATGATATTATTGATAGAAAGAAAGTTGCCTTTCAAGATGGTATGGGTATCAAATCTCTGTATGAGGATGTTGTAGATTCCCCAAAAATATACTATAATACACACTATAAGAACATATTTTCATGACCAAAATTCCTTACACACTCCAAGATGTTTATGATGGTGAGGCTCAGGAGAAGTTTAATGTAATTTCTACCTTTGCTGGTGGTGGTGGATCTTCCACTGGTTATCGTCTTGCTGGTGGAAAAATTCTCTGCGTAAATGAGTTTGTTGAGGAAGCAAGAAATACCTATTCAGAAAATTACCCCACAACCATTATTATTCCTGATGATATTAAAGAGCTGACAGGAGAGGATTTCTTGAAAGTTGCTGGTCTTAAACCTGGAGAACTTGATGTTCTTGATGGTTCACCACCATGTTCTGCATTCTCCATTGCTGGTGCACACACCATGAAAGCAGGTAAGGGTGTTGCAGAGGCTAATTGGGGTAGGACTAAAGTATATTCTGATGGGAAGATTGTTAAAAATATTGAAGACTTGTTCTTTGAATTTATTCGTGTTGCCAATGACATCAAACCCAAAGTCATTATTGCAGAGAATGTGAGAGGTCTAACTGTTGGAGAATCTAAGTCATATTATGCAAAGATTACTAATGCATTTGAAGATATTGGTTACCTGATTACGTCAAAAGTACTCAATGCATCAAACTATGGAGTGGGTCAAGGTAGACAGAGACTTATCTTTATTGGTGTGAGAGAAGATATTGCAGATAAAGTTGGGCTAAATATTCTTAATGTCTCTACTCTTTTTCCAGACTCTACTTCAAAGGTCACTAATCTTGGTGATATTATTGGTGGTGTTAATAATGATCCAGAGGAGATTCAATTTCTTTTGGATAGGATGAAAAGAGGATCTACCTATCAGTATTTGGTTCAGATGCCAAAGAACTCTCAGAAGATTGTTAGTGTTTCAGATTATCATCCAAAGGGTTCTTGTTTCAATATGGTAAGGTCATCATTCTTTAAACCTGCACCAACTATTACAACCAGAACTGGGAACTTCATGCATTGGGAAGAGGATAGGAATTTCACAACTGCAGAGTACAAAAGGATTCAGTCACTTCCAGAAGACTTCAAACTTACAGGTAACTGGGCCCAACAAACTGAAAGAATCGGTAGAATGGTTCCACCTTTGATGATGAGAGCAATTGCAGACAGTATTTACACAAAACTCCTCTCCAAATTAAAATGAATATGTTACCTTATAACTTACAAGATGTTTATGACGGTGAGGCTCAAGAAAAGTTCACTGTCATTTCTACCTTTGCTGGTGGTGGTGGATCTTCCACTGGTTATCGTCTTGCTGGTGGAAAAATTCTTTGTATCAATGAGTTTGTAGAAGAAGCAAGAAATACTTATTCAGCAAACTATCCATTGACACATATTGTTCCTGACGATATTAAACAATTAGTTGGTGGAGACTTTCTCAAGATTACTGGATTGAAACCCCGTGAACTCGATATCCTTGATGGTTCACCACCTTGTTCTGCATTCTCTGTGGCAGGGTCTATGTGTCGTGGAGAAGGTGCCAAACACTCTGATGGATGGGGCAAGACCAAGAACTATTCTGATGGTAAGAAGGTTGAGAACATCGAAGATTTATTCTTTGAATTTATCCGTGTCGCCAAAGGTATTCAACCAAAAGTTATTGTTGGTGAGAACGTCAAAGGTTTGACAGTTGGGGAGGCAAAGAAGTATTATGCTATGATAACTAATGCATTTGAGAAAATTGGTTATCTCATTACATCAAGAGTAATGAAGGCATCATACTTTGGTATTGGTCAAGGAAGAGAAAGACTTATCTTTATTGCAGTTCGTCAAGACATTGCAGATAAACTAGGTCTCAATGTATTGACTGTATCCTCATTATTTCCTGATAGGTCATCAAAAGAAACAACTATTGGTGATATTATTAGTGGTGTGGAAAATGATCCTGAGAATGTAAAAACTCTCACAGAACATATGTTGAATAGTGGTATCTATCAGAAGGTGATTCAGAAGATGCCAAAGAATCCAACTAAAGTTTTAAGTGGTATGGACTACCATGAGAAGGGACATTGTTTCAATACCAAGAGGGCATCTTTTTATAAACCATCTCCTACCTTGACAGCTAGTGGGGGTCTGGTACACTGGAATGAGGATAGAGTTCTAACAGTTCCAGAACTCAAACGTATTCAATCACTTCCTGATGACTTCATTCTTACTGGTTCACATTCACAACAAACAGAAAGAATTGGTAGAATGGTTCCCCCACTTATGATGAAAGCAATTGCAGAAAGTATTTACAAACAAGTATTATCAAAACTATGAAACTACTCACACTGGAAGATTATCAAAAGGCTGGTGAAACATTCTGGCCTAAGTATTGGTATGTTGCAAAAGAACTTGGAGAAGATGCAAAGGCTGAGGACATCCTTAAAGTGATGGAAGCTGTTGGTGGAGTTGCATTGAAACTTGCACTTGAGGAAAAGGAAGGACCATTTGGATTTAATAAAAAGGATAATCCTGAATAATAAATATCTCAGAGAGTAAATTATTATGCTGTCCACTCAATACAGACTTCGGTTGGAGTTTATCTGTAAGAAGATTGTAAACAAAGAAGAGGTACAACTTGAAGATATGGTATGGGCTCAAAAATTATCTAAAGTCAATACCACAGCAAATGAAATGTTGAAGATGGCTAGAAGACAATCCTCTCAAAACATCCAAGAAGGTTCTATGGATGATTTTATGAATCGGATGGGATTGGGTGACCCCGACCCATCCAACTATAAAACACAATTTGACGGCGCAGATGACATCAATGAATGGTTCCGACGAGACAGTCCAGAAGACTGGCTACAAAGAGATTAAGATTACTCCTGAAACTTTCATAGAGATGAATAAAGAATTTGAAAGAGATGGCACTCGTGTCACGATCAGAGTTCCAACTCAGGAAGAGATTGACACATGGAGACAATGGAGGCAAAGTGACTAATCCTAGACAAGAAAATGAAAATAAGTGGAAGGAAGAAACCAATAAAGTAATTGCTGACAATCTTGTCAAGAGTATTGAGTCTCTATTGGGTGGTAAGGCTAAATATGTGACAGTTATAGATAAAAAAAGTTCCCATAAAAGAATAGTAATCGACTATGACTTCAGCAGTAATTTACAGTAACGGTAGTCAAGAATGTGAGAGAATGACATCTCTACTCAAGAGATTAAAAATTGATATTTTAGAATATAAATTAAATAATCATTTCAGTCAAAGAGCATTTGAATCTGAATTTGGTAAAGGGGCAACATATCCTCAAGTCACCATTGGTGTTCATCATATAGGTGACATGAAACAAGCATTACATTTTATGAAAGAGAGAGGATTTTATGATTAACAGTGAAAGTGTTGAAAAACTTGAAGCAGTTTTTCAAGTTCCAGATAACGCAGAAATTATTGATGAGATTTTTTATGTCTGGGAGACAAGATTTGGTCTGTTTACCACAATGACTACAGATGGTCGTCGCCTTTTGACTGGAGCTACAAAAGAAGGTGTTGTATCTTGTACTAGAAAACACTTGAAGTATGAACAAGAAGGTTGGCCAGAAGGGTCAGTAAGAATTGTGAATGATGGATTTGTGGGTGGTAAGTTGTGACTACAATATTTGTATTTGTATTCATTGTATTGTTGACTGTAGTTATGGATAGGACATGGGGAGTAAAGAATCGCAGATGAAGTTTGAGTTATCAATTGAGGATTATACTATTATCCTCAATGCACTTCATTATTATAAGAAGGTAGAAAAATATCCTAACTTTGCACACTTCAATGATGAGAGAATCAATAAGTTAAGAGATAAGATGGCACATCAGATTGTGTGGAAACAAAATGTACTCGATAATTAATTACTTAACAGCATTCTGGACAGTAGTTGTTATGAATTGTATTCAACCTGTGAATTGGAAATATTGTTATAGAGTAGATCAATGGTTAATACCTGGTATTAAAGAGGGAGTAGAACTCTATAGGAATCCATCATCAATCTATAAAGAAGAAAAGAAAAAGTTAGAAGATATAAATAAAAATAAGGTAAAATAGTTACAGAAAAATGTCTGCAGAACTTCGTGGTATTCTTGAAGCCTATAGTGCCGTATATGATGACGGTGTAAAGGAAACTTTAATCTCTATTCGTGATGAAATATCAGAGATGGATCTGTCACTGATTACTGATAGTGAACTTTCAGAAATTGCTGAAGCAGCACTTCAAGAACTTTTTGAAGAAGGTTATTCACTTTTTGGTGCAGAGGTTATTTTTGAGGATTTGATTTCTGAAGCAAAAGTAACTTACGGTTCTGATACTCAGTCTCCAAGAGCACAGAAGATTAGTAGAATTAAGGGTGCCATGAGGGGTGCCATGGGACGAGCAAAGGAAACTGCAGCAACTGGTGCAGTAAAGGCATACGGTGCTTATAGAAAAGCAAAACAGTCTGTAGATGATAAGGCAAGAAGAGCAGGTCAGACTGCAAGAAACATGTCTGCTCAAACTTCAAGAAAAGCATCTGAAGCAAAGGCAACTGCCAAGTCTGGACTGAAAGGAATGATTCGTAAGGCAGCTGATAGAGTTGCATCTGGTGCTTCTAAAGTTGCCAAGAGAATGAGTGAAGGGTATGGTCCTGGTTCTGTGGATCCAAAACTCACCACTGATCGCGATATGTTCAATATTAAAAAGAGTGAAAGAGAAGCTGCAAGAGAAAGATTGCTTGCGAAGACTAAGGCAAAGATGAAGAAAGAAGAAGTCTCCAAAATCCGTAAGGACTGGGGTGATGCATATGCATCCATCTATGAGAAGAAGAATATGGATCCTGTAGGTAAGGAAGATGGTGATATTGATAATGATGGTGATAAGGATTCATCTGATGAGTACCTGATGAATCGTCGTAAGGCCATTGGTAAATCAATGGGTAAGAAAGGTAAGTGTGAGAACTGTGGTGGTAAAGGATGTGAGAAGTGTGAGGGTATGAAGGAAGCAATCGATCCTAAAGGCGCTGCTCGTATGGATGCCACCAAGGGTAAGAAGAAAGAAACCCAGGACGAAATCAATAAGCGTCTAATGCTAGGTAAGTATTCTCCTGCTGTTAAATATGCTAAGATGAAGGAGGAGGTTCAGTTCTCTGAGGCAGAATTGGAAGCGATTCAGGCAAAG